GGCGGCTATTGAATCGCGCACAGGCAAGGCTCTGATGGAACGCCGTTTTTCAGTGACGGCCAGTGCTTGGAGCCCAGGCGCAGAGCAATGCTTGCCGATTGCGCCTGTCACAGGGCTTCAAGCGCTGACCACCACCGACAGCAATGGCAGTGTCACCCCGCATAACATCAGCGATTTCTCCTTAATACGCGATGCCCATAGGCCGAAAGCCGTCTCTGTGAACGGGTCTTGGCCCGCAATTGCGCCGCACGGCTCGGCAAAGCTCTCCTTCATTGCCGGCTATAGCGCACAGTTTCAAGATCTTCCCGCCGATTTGGCGCAGGCCGTCTTGATGTTGGCCAGCCATTATTATGAGGCGCGCAACATCGCAGGTCTTTCCGACAGCGCCATGCCCTTTGGCATTTCTGTTTTGATTGAGCCTTACAAGGCGCTGCGTATCACCGCCGGAGGGGGCAGATGACTTTGCCAAACTTAAACCGCAGATTGACGCTGCAAGAGATGGTGCGCAGCCCAGACGGGGCCGGCGGGTTTCGCGAAACATGGGCCACTTTGGGCTATCTTTGGGCGGAGGTGAAAGCGCTCTCGGGCGATGAGGGAGAAAGCGATCATGTGAAGCTCTCGCGCGTGCGCTACAACATCACGCTGCGTTCAGCCCCCATTGGAGCCCCATCACGCCCCAAAGCCGAGCAGCGCTTCGTCGAAGGGCCGCGAATCTATCGCATTCATGCGGTGGTTGAGAGCGACACCAGTGGCAAATTCTTGCTCTGCAAAGCCAGTGAGGAGCTTGCCACATGACCTATGCGATTTCAGATGCCCTGCAGCAGGCAGTGTATCAAACCTTGATTGCCGATCCGGCTGTCACCGCCTTGGTGGGCTCAGACATCTATGACGCCCTGCCAACGGGGGGCGTGCCGATCACCTATGTCAGCCTTGGACCTGAAGAGGTTCAGGAGGCTTCCGATAAGGACGGGGCGGGCGCGCGCCATGAGTTGACCATTTCTGTGGTCACCGACACCAGCGGCTTTCAACTGGCCAAAGAGGTGGCTGGAGCGATCTGTGACGCGCTGATTGACGCGCAGTTGAGCCTGAACCGTGGGCATTTGGTCGGGCTTTGGTTCTTACGCGCCAAAGCTGCGCGCTCAAACAGTGGCACCTCGCGGCGCATTGACCTGACCTTTCGCGCCCGGGTGCAAGACATTTAATTTCAAACAGGAGACAGACCAATGGTTGCTCAAAACGGAAAAGATTTACTCATCAAAATCGACATGAACAGCGCGGGGCAGTTTTCCACCGTCGCCGGTCTGCGCGCCACGCGGATCAGTTTCAACTCGGAGGCCGTCGATGTCACCAATCTGGACAGCAGCGCCGGTTGGCGCGAATTGCTGGCCGGTGCTGGGGTGAAATCGGCCAGTATCTCCGGCTCTGGCGTGTTCAAAGACGAAGGCTCAGACGCCCGTATGCGTGAAATTTTCTTCGATGCCGAAAATCCAGAATTTCAGGTGGTTGTGCCAGATTTCGGCCTCATCGAGGGGCGGTTTCAGGTGACGTCCCTGGAGTATGCCGGCACGCATAATGGCGAGGCCACCTATGAGCTGTCACTGGCCTCCGCCGGTGAGCTGGCCTTCACCGCAATATGAGCGTCAATCCTTTTGCCGGCGAAGTGGCTTTGCAGCTGGATGGGCAAGAGCATCGCTGCAAGCTTACATTGGGCGCTCTGGCGGAGCTGGAAACCGCGCTCAAGGCAGATACGCTGATCGCCCTGATTTCGCGGTTCGAAAGCGAAGCCTTTTCGGCGGCCGATATTTTTCAAGTGATCCATGCCGGTCTGCGCGGCGGTGGCTGGCGCGGTCGGGCCGAAGATTTGATCACGGCGGATATCGGCGGCGGGCCTGTTGAGGCGGCGCGGGTGGCGGCGCAATTGCTGCATCTGGCCTTCACGCCGCCCGGTTTGGACTGATGCTGGCTTGGGGCGACATGCTGCGTCTGGGGCTGCACCAATTGCAGCTAAAGCCTGCTGAATTCTGGGCGCTGACCCCGGTGGAATTTCTCATGATGCTGGGCCTGTCTGACGGGCCAAGGGCGCTGACCCGCGACGGTCTCAGCCGCTTGATGGCGCAATTTCCCGATGAGGAGAAAGAAGAGATAAATGTCTGAATTTGATGATCTAAGTGAGGAATTTTC